TGCTGCACCATATGCAACAATGTTTTGATTCTTCTTATATGCTTGGAATAGCAACTCTTGATTATCTGTCAAAGGATCGACAGTTCTCATCAAGTCAAGGTTGATTGGTTTCTTCCTTTTCATTTGCCTATTACTCATACCAAAAGGAACTGGATTCTGAGGAGTGTTTCTTTTCTTAGTTGGCATAATGATTAAACTGGTTTTACTTTTGAACCTGGAGCTTTAGATGCTTTGTGTAGAACATCATTCCATCCAGGATGAGTTTTACGAAGTCGATCATAGATTTCACCGACTTCTGCAGATGAAGGACAAGTGCTTGGATCAGACCAATCCCGTTCCCATTGTGGATTGTCTTGTTTCCACTGGTCCCAATCGTGAACACTCATTTTAACTTCTTTTTGTTCACCAGTTTCCTTATTAACGACTGGATATGTTGGCAATTTGAACCTCCATTGTATATGCAGATATTTATTCGATAGTAATAGAAGGAGCATCTGTACAGTCAGAACATCCTTCACGAGTCCAACCAAGTGCTTCAGACACAGCAGGAAACTGACAAGTAAAGATGCAACGGACTAGTTCAGCAATCTCCATATGTTCTTTCTGTGTTCCGTGTGCAGAACGAAGATCAATGTAATGAATCCATGACCTTACAGAACCGGTCATATAGAGTCTTGTGGGCGTTGCTAAGGGCAATACAAACCTTGCACACTCCTTTGCCACTCCTTTCTCTAGAAGGCGATTGTAGAGGCGTAGGCCGTGTTCAAAATGAACACGAATATCTTCAGTCAAAGTCAGACGCAGATAATCAGGAATGTCATCGATTGAGTTCTGACGATTCTTATCATCCTGACGACGAAGTTCAGGAAGAGGAATAGTTTTGTTTAAAAGATTTGTATCAGCATATCGTTGTGAAAATTCTTGATATGTAAAAGACCTATGACGCAAGATCTGGGCTGCAATACCTCTTGTCGTATTAATCTCTACGGTCATGCTGGCTTGTTCGAAGATACTCCAGTGTTGGTGCTGAATACAATACTTCAGAAGTCCAGAGAACTTATCGTTTTCTTGATTAGCAGGATTACTTACCCTAGCACAATATGCCATGTGCTTCTCTGCATCGGGCGTAACACTAATGAGTTTTACTTCTGGTTTCATAAACTCAAACTCATCAATCTGGGTATCCATCTTCATCTCCGTCATAAAATACTTCGTCGTAATCAGTAATGTGTTGTGAAATCTCTTCGTAGTTCATCTTGTATGAATCTACATCAGAATAAATTTCTGACTTTAAACATTCTACCAGAGACTCAAGGTTTTTGACAATCAGCTTAAGCTTTTCTCTATCCATCTTTATGAACCTCAACAAAGGTAATTATACACAAAAAAAGAGGGTTCGTCAAGAACCCTCTGATTTAAACATTTTTTCAAACCATTCCACTAGATGAATACGGTAACAAGACCAATAGCGACATCCACGATATGTTAAAAGGTAACAAGCAGGGCCTCTACTGTCCTTATCTGCATCATCATAGTGATAATGGTAATTTTCCATCACTTACTAAGCAACAGAACTTCAAAGTAAATTAAAAAAATAAATGCTGTTGATGCACCTGTGATAGCCGCAATCGTAGCAATCACTTTCCAGCTCCTGCATTTACTAGCAGTGCTTGATGACGACGATTCTCTTTTTGTTTCTGCTCTTTAATGAGTTGAAGTACATTGAGTTTCTGCATCACTTATGTCCCTCCTTAGTAAACTTAACACCACGATAGGTTTCGTTGTACTGTTGGGGTTGTTGCATCATTTGTTGCTGATACTCCAGACGCTTCTGGGTATCATACTCGATGCCACGGTATACTACTTTTGCCATTGTTTTGCTCCAAAGAAATGAGATTTTTAGGCCCCGTTCCTTCGGGCGGTTTGCGTCTTTAGCTCTCGCTTAAGATGAACGACCTACTCTTTTTCCACCTGCGAATGGAAGTGTGACTAGTACAGTACATTTTGCCAAGTTCCCTGATGGAAATATTTAAGATAGACGAGTCATTATCTACATCTTCTAAAAAGACTTTATATCCTTCACCCCTTCTTTTATCATTTAGATATTTGTCGGGGGTATTGATGTATGTAGACAAATCTCTCAATCTACCCTTTACCCAACCAGTAGGTATTTGGTCTTTTTGTACTAGTTTTTCTTCTACTCCATTATTTACTCGAACCATACCATAAGAACATAAACCAACCTTAGTTGATTTTACTTTATTAGCAAAGTGTGGATTTTCACTAACAGAGAAAAACTGATGGAGTTTCATCTCTGCTAGATGTGCCTCTTCTCTAGTTGAGTGGGTAGATAGGATAATCTTTTCAGTTGGCCTGAATGTCTCATCCGTATAACTACCCATATAAAGGTCTGAAGAAGGTTCTACAGAAGAACCTCTAGAACCAATATATCCACGACCATATGGTTCGTATGAGTAATAAGTGTAGAAAAACATAGGCATTCCGTTCCGCCGTCCTACTTGCGTCGGATTTCTCCGATGAACGATGGTCTTATTATAGACCTTACAATCTAGTTATGCAAGTAAATTTGTAAAACGCTATACCAATTTTATTATTTCTTAATCTTGATTCTTTCTATCATACTGATGCCACTTGCACCACCCATCAGGAGAGATCTTACCACTTACTGCAGTGCAAGCATTTGGTGGCCTCCACATATTACAGTTGGAGCACTTCTCATTTCCTTTTGGTTCGTTAATATATCCTGCAGTTTTCTTTGAAGACTTCTCTTCTTCAGATAAAAATTCTTGAAAAGATTTCATCAGTCTCTTTGCCTCCAGTCGTCTGGTTTATCTCCGGTAAAGAAGTCAATAATATCATCAACGCCATTAAAACGAGTTCTATGATTTGATGGATCAGGATCTCCCAAATCCAAAGCATTCATAAATCCATCAAGACTATCTTCAGTCATATCTGGATTAGCAGCACGGCGTCTTGCTTGTCTAAGAATAGTTGCAGCAGATCTATTTGACTTGGCAAGTTTTTCTGCCCAAATCATATCACTTAACTCTACAGATTCACCTTTCGCAATTCGTTCACAGATTGCTTCAAGGCGCAAACGATATTGAGTAGAGAGCATAGTCTTCTCCAGATATAGTGTATTTAGTTACCGCTCAATATAACTAAGAGTATGTTCTGTTGCATAAAGTTGTTGAATGATGATGTCACAACCAATCTTAGGATTACAGTCGCCACATGTATAAACATCAACTGCTGCCTTACCTTCCTCAGGCCAAGTATGAATACTAATATGACTCTCAGACAACAAACAAATTACAGTAACCCCTTGTGGATCAAACTTTTTTGAAATTGTTTGAACCACAGTGGCACCACTAGCAACTGCTGCATTTTCTAGTAAGTCAATAAGACAACGCTCGTCGTCCAAAAGAACAAACGAGCATCCGTACAAATTTAGAAGGTAATGTTTTCCCATTATTCGATTGCTTCAGGGTCTATCCCATATTCGTTGATTAGTTTATCTATCTTTGTTTCTTGACCTGAAAGTTTTTCGATCTCAAAGATTGATGATTTTTGATATTTTTTAAGTTTTTTATATTCCTTAATGAGTTTATTTACTTCTCTATTTTTAATATAAAGTCTAAACTCCTTATCATCTGCTGACTTAGCAAATCCCTTAAAACCTTCACTCATCTCTTTTTCTTTTTCTCAGGTTGTTTATATCCCCAAAGTTTAGGGTTCACTCTACCATATCCAAAATCAATTTTTTGAACTGATCCAGGGCCATACTTATCATAATACATATCAAATAGATTTACTCTTTTTGCAGTTCTAGTCAGATCGATATGTTTTTCTCCATCAACAATATACCAAATTAAATAAGCATCGCTTGGAAATGAAGAATCTTTTGCTTTACTAAGTGTTGTTTTTTCCAGAAGAATTTCACATCCATATTCATGTGGCAGAACAAGTTTTTGATTTTCTCTATAATCTGCCATTTTTACATCTTCTCCAACAACTGCGGTCATGAACGGCCACCCCATTGAATATCGGGATATGCTTCCTTCACATTTTCAAAACTTATCTTATATTTATCGGACAGTCTCTTATCTTTTGTAAGAATTAATACTTCTGCTTCTTTAGGGTGAAGACCAGTAAGAAGATTGATAAACATCATCTCCCTACGAATTGTGTTGAGACCTGCATTTCCTCCTTTCACATAATGATAAAGATTCTGATACTCTCTACGAAGAGAAGTTTTTCCTCTTCCATCTAAATCTTGTCCAGTTGCAGATTCTCCACCTGCTGCTTCTCTAGATAAATTTTCAGAGAGAGTACCAGAATAAACTGTTTGCTCTTCAGCATTTGCATAAGGAACATCACCTTCAGGGAGAAGGCTAATTACGCTTTCATCAAAGTTCCAGATGAAAATAGTCTTCAATGAATCATGTTCATAAGTTTTTAGAACTTCAACCTTCTTTGCATTTGATCTTTGCTTGGAAGCAAGTTCTAAAATTTCATATATAAACGGATTTATGGGAAGAGTTTCAATTGGTTTTTCAGTCGTCGTCGCCCTCTTCTTCTTCGTCGTAGTCGTAGTCATTTTCAAATCTCACAGCTAAAATTTCGTCGGGTATTACATTCCCATTTGAATCAAACATCTCTGGGTGAGTGTAAATTGGTTGAGTTTGGTAGAAGTGTTCTTTTGCCAACCATCCTACTACTCCTCCTACAAAAAAGAACATGATTGAAACCAATGTTCCTATGGTTAGAGTTACTGCTAGCATTTTTCTTCTCCAGAGAGTTTTATTTTTTCCTTATGTCAAAGTGAAAGTCGATAAAGAAATGAAACTCTCTTCTGAAGAGAGAGATCATTTTACCAAACTTTACTTGAAAAGTTTTTGGTTTTTCTGATCTTCTCCTCCTATTGCGTAGTAATAACTCAACA